AGTTAAAGCACCTGTAACGCCAGGCTGATCTGGTAGCCATTCACCGAATATTATGCGTTGTTTAGCCATCTTTATTGCCTTGTCCAAGAATCAGATTGTGATGCAACTACTGTCCATGTGTTATCGCCTTCAGGAACAATAGTCCAAGTATTCGATTGTTCTACTACGTTATCCCATTCATCGCCAATTACACGACCATCGGCAGAAAACTCCGTAGTTACATTAATTCCTGCTAAACCATTCCATATAGCTATTGCTAAACATGAAACGTCTGCTAGTGCCTCAACTGAAGCATGACCATCATATTCAACACCACCGTTAGCTGTTACGTCAGCAGTGCCATCAATAGCAGCACTTCCTACTCTTATCCTAATACCGTCTGCCGTTACCGTAGCATCACAAGATACATCACCAGTAAAGAATAAGATTCTTGAAGCCTGAGCAGTAACCGTTGCTGTGCCATCTACAGAAGCCGTAGCATTGATTAACAATCCACCGTTAGAAGTAACAGTAGCAGTGCCAATAATCGCACCAGTAACACTGAAAATAACACCAGCAGCAGCACTTACGGTAGCTAGACAAGATATGTCTCCAGTACCATAAAATAACTTACCACCGTTAGCTGTTACTGTTGCATATACATTAACACTAGCATTTCCAACAAGTACACCGCCACCAGCTAGTGACGAGTAAGGTACTTGTGAATATGCAGATATTCCAAACATTTAGAACACCACCCACTTAGACCCACTTGGTACAGTTACGCTTACTCCGTTATTAATCGTAATAGGGCCTGCACTCATTGCCGAGTATCCGCTAGGAATAGAGAATGTTGTAGCTACAGTTAGATTATTAAGTACGATACCGTTGGCAGAAGCCATTTGATCTGCATAAGCAGTATTCGTAGCATCCTCATGAACCGACTTGCCAGCAGGATACGTAGCAAATACGTCCTTGCTATTAGCTGCAAACGATATAGGAGAAGTAGTGCCAGAACTATTAGCTAGTACCGTATCACGAGATAACGTAGTACCTGATGATGTATAAGTACCAATACCTACTTCCCATGTGCTAGCAGTGCTATCAACAATAGAATAGTAGGTGGTATTGCCATTACCAATTACAGCAAAGGATTGAAACCCATCAACAGCACCAGCAAGCGTTAGCGTACCAGTGCCAGCAGTGGTAGATGTTTCCTTTACACGATCTGCGACAACTAGTGGCATTATTTACCCCTTACGCCAGAGTTACGCTAAGACCGCCAATAGCTATCTTAAAGATATCTCCAGAAGAAATAGTTTTAGATGTGTCTAATGCTGTGTGATAAAGCAAGTTACCGCTAGAAGAAGCATCAAGAATACCGATCCAACCAACAGTACCCCATGAGCCAGAAGCCTGTGCAAACTCAATCGCAGCACTATTCGTAGATACACCATCGCTAGGCGCACCCATCGTTACTGCAACTCGTGCATAAGAGCCACCAGATACTTCAGTACCAGTATTGGCATCAGTAGGATCAGACGTATAAAGACCCATGTAAACGGTAGAAGGACTTGTGTAGCTCGTATTACGCAAGGTAGCGTTAATCAGAGCGTTTTCTAAGTAGTTCGACATTTCTGCCATGATTTACCTCACGTTATAGTTCATTGACATTGGCTGACCACTGTACTCACTGCTCTGGTCTGCAATCGTTATTGATGATACTGCTCTATCGTACAAACTAGCCCAAGTCTGTAATCTTGCATCATTCATTAGATACGGTTCTGCCTCGCCTAAAGCAGCGTAAAGCAACGCATCAGGGAAGTTAGTCAAGAATACATTGCCTTGATTCGTGTCGCTCAAGAAGTACGGCTGTGCGTAGTAGAGCATCTGAAGCTGATAAGTGCTGTCAGGAATAGGAGACAATTGAAGCTCTGTCGCTAACACAGTGTAGTCAGTAGGCTTACCTGATTCTGTAGCCCTGTAAGAGTTATAGAACGAGTTAGGCGCACTATAAGCTAGTGTCGTTATAGGATTAGTATTGACGTGAATATCACGCATCTCTAGGAAGTCAGTAGGTAATCCTACGGTAGAGTCACCACCAGTTGTTGATGCTGTAGCTACAACCAACATCTGACGAGTTCTAAGTTCTCTACGCAGACGTAATTCAGCCAACTGGATGAACGTAGGAATCATAGCCGTTAAATCACTACGAGCTAAGTAACTAGCTATCGTAGTCTTTAAGTCACTGTATGTACTAAAAGCCATATTATTCCTCTAGTTGCTCAAAATCATCCCAGCCATACTCATACGTACCTATATGTTTGATGTGCATAGACAGCTCGTGATCCACCCAAGTATCAAAGCCATTATCGCCAGCCTTAACGCAAAAGTGAACATCCTCACCGACTACACCAGTTGGCCCCCATCCTGCATCAAACCACGGCTGAGGAACCTTCTCAAACACTTCCCTACGAATCATTACCGCCCCAAAACCAACAGCAGTAATCTTCTCAATACCTTCCTTACCACGAGAATCGACATTAGACCAATGATGGCGAATCCCCTTCTCATCCTCTGACTTAACCAACAACTTAGCAGTAGGCATACATGGCTTACGTCTAGTGACAGCATTGACACCGACAATCCCAACCTCACGAGATAACATAATCGTTATCAGATCAGGAGGAAAACGCATATCGCTATCAATGTACAGAACAGCGTCACAGCCCTCTTTTAATGCTACCTGAGCTAACTTCTCACGCTGATCAAATATAAGCGTTCCAGGCATCGTATAGAGGCTTAGACCACCCTTACCGTCCTTGCATCGAACAGACGCATCATGTGCAGCCATCCTAGCAAAATCAAACGCAAAACCTGTATGTACTTCGTCTCTACATGGAATACAAACGCCAACTCTCATACTGTTCCTCGATATATCTTTAACGGTGCTTGGTCAGGATGATTTAGCCACTTCTTAAACGCTACTTCATCCACTATAAAAAAGCCACGCATGATACCCAATTTATTTAGGTGGTCAATAGCTGTAAAAGGTATTGATCCTATTAAATGAATATCGTCTGTAGCTCCTGTCCTAGCTTTATCCGCTTCCTGTAACGCTTTGTTGCGCTCCAAGATGTCAGTTATATCTTGTTTAGTTTCGATGATAATGCCGCCATCACCGTCCGCATGAACCGTCTGAGTACGAAAGTTTTCCATTAATCCCTCAAAAAAGCCCCCACCATCAGGCAGGGGCTAGTCAAATTACAGCGAGAAGTCCAAGTCAGCAACGATACCGTGAGCTGCTTCGTTCTTAACTTCGAGAGTAACTTCAGCAAGAATCTGAGTTTTCTCAGAGTCACCAGTCTTAGCCAATTCATTAGTCATGAATGGACGTAAGTAAGCCATTGCTGCGTACTCAGGATCAAGAATTAACATATCACGACTACGCATGAACCTATTCGGAATGATCGACAGCTGGCCAAAATCCGACTGATAAATGTCAGCAGCCGAAATGATAACGCCAGCTTCAGGCTTGTTGATCTGATAGCGATTTACAGCGATACCAGGGAAGGTAGATACCTTCTGCTTACCTGCTGAACCAACGAATACAGCCTTAGGAGTACCACCCGCATCAAAGATTGAAGCGATAACAGTTTTCATCAATGCTTCAGTTGCAGTACGCTGTGTACCATCGGTACGGGTAGATGTACCCGAAGTTGCTGGAGCAGAACCGCCACTGCCTTGTGAGCTGTTGGTCTTGATCCATGACAACAATGAACCCATAGTACGGGCTACAGTTGATGTACCTGCTGACTTACCTTGATTAGCAGTGATGATTGTCTCTAAGTCACGCTTCAACTCAGCAGAAGCCTTAGCTAACTGGTAAGCCTTTTCTGACTTACGACCTGCTTTTGCCACTTTATCGAGTGTTCCTGAGACCTGAATTGTCTTTTGTATAATTTGTGTATAATTTCCAACACGAGTGGTAGGAGAGGCAGTAATAGATGTAGCGTCTGCACCCTCAACTGCTGCTTGAGTTGTAGCGGCAGCAAGTGAGTCCGTTTGCCATTCATGGTAAACAGCAGTTGCGCTAGTCTTGCCGATAGACGACATAATTGGTGTGTCTGTTGGGCTGATGTTATAAATAACGTCAGATAAATCTTCACGCATACCGATAGCGGTAAATGTTTGATATGTAGGCATTATATTTCCTTATAAGAATCGTTCAAAAGCGGCTGCGGCATCACTAATCTTTCCAGATTGTCTAGCTCTAGCCTTCAGTTTTTTAATATCCTCAGCATTGCTATCTCTTGGGTTTGATACTCCAGGCTTCATAGCCTTTGGAGCGTCATTCACCTTCTTAGCAATAGCTGGTTGCGATGCTTTCAATTTATCGTACTGCATAGCTTTATATAGCGTTAATACAGCACGTGAATCAAATACATTCGCTAGTTCATCATCCGAGAATCCAGCCTGTTTACCATAGCTGCGTATCTCTTTACGGATTGCATCACCTTTAACAGGATCAGCATAATCAGGTAACGCACTGACTAACTTCTCAGCTTCTTGTGCGACCGTTGCACGTAACTGATTCTGTCTGTCGTATTCTTGCTGTTGAGCTATATGCGCTCTCTCAGCACGAACCTGCGCTAACTGCTTTTCCCTCTGAGACATCTCTGCAACCTTAACAGCATATCCAATAGGATCGGTCTCTTTCAGGTATTCCAGATTCTCTGTTTCTTGAGGCTGCATCAAGGCTTGCTCGATATACTGCAACCTCTCCGCATAAGTATCACGGAGTTGCTTCGCTTCTTGAACTGCTTGGCGTTCGGCCTCAACCGCCTTACGTTCTTCCGCTACAGCTTGCGATTTCTTTGTATAATCAGTGCCAAGTTGATACGACTTAATGAGTTCATCTAGGGTTACCTCACGTTCTTCTCCCGCAGCTTTCACTCGGAATTTTTGAGGTTCCTCTGACTCATCAGCTTCTTCTTGTTCTACCTCAGATTCGTCCGATTCCTCGTATTCCTCTGATTCGGCATCGCTATCGTTGGATTCTGTGCGCTGTTCTGGTTGTTCCTGTTCGGAGCCGTCATCAGTACCCATTAATCCCAAAATAGCGTTAGCTGCACCATTTACATCTAACTGCGCACTTCCCTCTGGATTGGTGCTTTCAGTATCGCTCATGTTTTCATTTCCATAATTATATAGGGAACCGCCCTATACGGACTACAAAATCTTCCATCTTTTTGCGTCAATGAGCTTCTGGTTAGTAAGCCCTTGAATATAACCTTCTATATCCTCTAGAACTCGGAGGCGTAGATACGCTTGTTCACGTAGTTCCATGTCGCTGTAATCTGTACTTCTAAACTTCTGTATCTCTAACTCTTTTAACTCGTTCATTACCTCAATGAATCGCTCATCTTGAAGTATCCGAGCTGCCCAATCTGCTTTACTCATTGGACTAAACCACCTAATTCTTTAATCGCTTTCAGGACAATCTCAGCTTGCTTCTGACGCATCTGCTCGTCTGCCATATCCATCGTTAAGATTGCCTGTAACTGCTGAACAGCTAACTGTGCTTCTTTAATCTTGATGTCAGCCTGTTGCTGCTGATTCTTCATAGCCATCTCTAGACCCTTTTGGGTATAAGACGCTTCTAGTTCCTGCTGCTTTAACTTTAGCTTCTCATTGTCGATCTGCGCCTTCGCAGCGATCTTCTCTCGTTCAACGTCCGCAAGCATTTGAGTAATCTCTGCCTGTGCATCGGGAGATGGAGGTTGAGGCTGTGCAAGAGCAGCATCTTGTTCAGGAGTAATCTCGTTAAGAAATGCGTTTGCATCTTTAAACCCTGCTGACTCAATAAACTTTGCTAACGTGGTGCGATACTGACCTACCGATACTAGCGGATTAGATGGCCCGAACTGCTGCAAAATCTGTTCTTGTTTAGCTAGAATCATCTGCAACATTGCTAACTTCTGATCTCTGTCACCAGAGCCAAGACCTACGTTAATGCTAATGTCGTATTCATTCGCCCAAGTTCTAGGATCGTACTCTACATACTTACCACGCATACGGACTAGCTTTGCTTTGTCCTGATACTTGCCCAATAGATGCAATATACCTCTGAACAGCGACTTAACGCCAGTAT